GATTTAGCTTCCCTGTCAACTCTGCCTACCGTTGCCCTGACCATCCCATAGAGGCCCGTAAAGACTCTCCCGGCGCTCATGCGTCAGGTAGGGCCATAGACATAGGGGTACGTGGTCAAGCCGCTTACAAGCTCTTACAGGGCGCTCTAGAGGCAGGTTTTACAGGTATTGGTGTCAGTCAGAGGAGAGGTGTAAGGTTTATACACCTTGATGACCTTGAAGACTCTGAAGGCCGTCCAAGACCACACATTTGGAGTTATTAATATGAGTATTGTAGCACAGCTAGTAGGGCCTGTAACGGGCTTGCTAGACAAGTTCATTGAAGACAAAGACCAGAAGGCTATGCTGGCCCATAAGATTGCTACGATGTCAGAAGAACATCATCAGGATCTTATGAAGGCCCAGATAGAAGTCAACAAAGTTGAAGCAGCTAGTTCTAATTTGTTTGTATCTGGGTGGCGTCCCTTTATTGGTTGGACATGTGGGCTGGGTATGTTTGGTAACTTCATCACAATACCCTTTGCTAACTTTGTACTAGCCCTAGTGGGTATGGATATTGTTATACCTCTAGTTCCGCTAGAAACTATGATGCCTGTTCTCATGGGCATGTTAGGTCTAGGTGCAATGAGGAGCTTCGAGAAGACCAGAAAATGATTATAGAGAGTGTTGCAGCCGCTTCAGCCATCTTGTCGAGCCTTAACGGACTGATAAAGACAGCCAATGAATCTGGGCAGGGTATCCAGCAGCTTATGGGTACTATTAGTGACTTTGGTGAAGCTTTAACAAACTTTGAAGTAGAGCGTAAGTCTAGTACATTCAAGCCTCTTAGTCAAAGCGAGATCTTGAAGCTAACCCAGATTAAGAAAAGCTATGAGAGATACTGGAAGGATGTACACGATATACTTCTTGTGGCAGACCCAGAGACTTTAGAGGCTTTCAAAGCGGCAAAGAGAGAGCAGGAGAAAGCCAGACAGGAGCATTTACGCTTAATAGCCCGTAAGAAAAAAGAAAGAGAAATACTTATGCAACAGTTATTAGTGGGTGGCGCTACATTGTTCATAGGTGGTATAATTGCTATTGGATCAATATTTATAATAGTAAAAGTTTTCGGAGGATAACATGGCAGAAAAGAAGAAGCCAGCTAAAAAGAAGTCAAGAGTTAACGAGGCGGGTAACTACACCAAGCCTACTATGCGCAAGAATCTATTTAACAAGATTAAAGCAGGTTCAAAGGGTGGTAAGCCGGGGCAGTGGTCGGCGCGTAAAGCCCAGATGCTCGCTAAGGAATATAAGGCTAAAGGGGGCGGTTACAAGTAATGGCACTAAAGAAATCACAGAAATCCCTAAAGAAGTGGACTAAAGAAAAATGGGGAACTAAATCAGGTAAGCCATCAACACAAGGAGCAAAGGCAACAGGTGAAAGGTATCTCCCGAAGAAGGCTAGAGAGGCTCTATCAGACAAGGAGTACGCTGCCACTTCCCGAAAGAAACGTGAAGACACAAAGAAAGGAAAGCAGCACTCCAAGCAACCCAAAAAGATAGCTAAGAAAACAGCGAGGCATCGTAAATGAGAGAAGAGTACAAGAAGGGCGGTAAGTCTAGGAAGAAAGACTCACGTTTAGAACGTGCAGGAGTTAGCGGCTATAACAAACCAAAGAGGACTCCGAAGCACCCTACAAAATCTCATGTTGTAGTGGCTAAAGAAGGCGATAAAGTTAAAACTATTCGCTTTGGTCAACAAGGTGCTAGTACGGCAGGTAAGCCGAAGGCAGGAGAGTCTGAGCGTATGAAGAAGAAACGTGCAAGCTTCAAGGCTCGACATCGTAAGAATATTGCGAAGGGTAAAATGAGCGCAGCATATTGGGCAGATAAAACGAAATGGTAGGGCCTGTATCTGCTATATCAAGTACGTTATTAAACAGCTATGTTGACACGCAAACAAGGCACAATGTTGTTACTGATCCTACTGGGGGTACTAATAGAATTGATACTACTGTTTTTAAAACTGTGTACTACCAGTATGATCATGGGACGATAAGTGTACGCAATGTATCCTCATCATCCCAGACCATAAATATATCAGTTTAAAGCTTCCAACTCTTTCTCAAGATGTTCGTGAAGGTTTCCTACTTTAACATCTACCTCATTTAGTATTTTTTTAATTAGAGGTACATCGTATTCATCAAATATAGTAATTAATTCCTTCACAGGTATTTTACTATATTCACTCATGACTTGTCCCTTAGAGTTAATAAATACTTTAAAACTAATAATGTTCCCCTCCATGCTAGGCAACCTTAGTAAAGGAAACTTTACCAACGTCACCGCGCAGCCCAGCCTTCATGTAGGTGGTGGCACGGCCTTCAAAGAAGTTCTGATGCTCTACACCTAGCACATCGTCAAGCCAGTTTAATGGGTTGTCCTTGACTCCATAGTTAGGTTTGAGTCCTAACTGTAACAACCTACGATCAGCAATGTACCTTATGTACTGCTGCATTTCCTGCTTAGTCAAGCCCGGTATGTCGCCTTGCTCAAACACAAGATCCAAGAACCTATCCTCTAGGTCAACCATTTCACGGCATGCCTGATAGATCTCCTTCTTGAAGTCATCAGTCCATAGGTCAATGTTCTCCTGCATAAACTCCCTGAAGAGCTTTGTCATTGCCTCTACGTGCATGGACTCGTCACGTATGCTGTAGGTAATGATCTGTCCCATGCCCTTCATCTTACCAAAGCGCGGGAAGTTCAGTAGGATGATGAAGCTACTAAAGAGTTGCAGCCCTTCAGTGAATCCTGAGTATATCGCCAGTGCCTTAGCTATAGACTTCTTGTCGCCCTTAGTGACCTTCACAGCGTTGATGTACTCGTGCTTGTCAGCCATAGCCTCGTACTCTGCAAACGCCTTATACTCCAACTCTGGCATCCCTACAGTGTCCAATAGTAAGCTATAGGCATGTTGGTGTATTGACTCCATGTTAGCGAAGCTAGACATCATCATACGTGCCTCTGGCTTCTTGAAGATACGCATGTAGCGGTCTACATAGCCAGCACCTACGTCTACGTCTGACTGTGTAAACAAGCGGAAGATCTGAGTCAGTAGGTTCTTCTCCTCGTCAGTCATCGTCTGCCAGTCTTTCACATCATTGTGCAGCGGTACGTCCTCTGGGAACCAGTGCATCTGGTTCTGCTGTGAGTAATAGTCGAACATCCAAGGATGGTCAAATGGTTTGTAGTAGTCTCTAGTATCTAATAAGCTCATTCAGCATCCTCCGCAAGTCCAGCCATTTCAAACTCATGCTCTTTCAGGTATCTTTTACACGCTTTGTACATAAGAATATGTGAGTAACCCACAGCCTGTGTAAAGCAGCTAAAAAACTCCATAAGTTCATGTATGTCCACTCCGTTACTTATATTCATTTCTACAGAGTAATCATTTAAGAATCCAGAATTGTTTTCATTACTTGTAAATTTAATCATCCTACGTCTCCTTCCTTAATAAAGACACCATGAGTATTCATGTGTCCCTTCCTATCTTTAATATCATCATACGCTACCTTCAAACATTCCTCTAAGGTAGTTTCATTCATAATGGCTAGTGTGTTTAATACCACCAAACAGTCACCAATATCATCAGTCACATCACGCTCCTTGGCTATATTATCTCCTAGCTCTCCTATTTCAGACACAAGCTTGGCAAACTGTGCCAGTGGTGTACTGTTATTTACTATACCACGATTCATAGCCCAAAGGCTTATGAGGTGTATTAGTTCATCACTCATCTTTTATGTTCTCCAAGTGTTGACTTGTTTCAGATACATTTAAAACTATCTTTTCTGTTGTTATGGGCATACGAACTACATTACCGCACACACCTGCAACGAAACAATCCTCTAAGGCTTGTTGTTGCGCGTCTAGTTCGTCCTTAGCTTTTACTGATACCTCCACCAGCACAGTCTCTTCGATAGTCACATAGAACGGCTTTAATGATTGTTCACTCATCTTTTATGTTCTCCAAGTGTTCTCTTAGTAGTTGATTGAAACCTATATCAAGTATTAATTGAACGGCAGGCGGTTCTAAATGAAGCTCTACCTCTGCGGAACCATCTTCGTTTTCTTTTACTTCGCCTACAACTATCTTAGGCAGTGTTTCATCTATCATTCTACTTCATGTCCCGTTGTTATTATTACAGATTTGAATACTTCAATCATATATATGATCTCTTTTATATCTAAGGAAGCTGTAGATTTAGCACTCATTAAGCCCTCTTCACTCCAACCAATAACCAGTAATTGCTCAAACTCATCTTTGCATTCATCCAGAACTTCATTAGCCGTAGCATTCTCAGGCATTAAACTTATTACATTACTCACTGAAGTGTGTCTCCAATACAATTAGTTTATCTTCTGCTTCTGCAATTTTAGCAACAAGGTTATCCATAGTATCAACCAAGTTACCATGCTCTCCTACGCCCACAGGGTTGTCTAGATAGTTCTGCACCTCTGCCTTGTATATATCTATCTCAGCATTGTACAGCTTCTTCATGGCGCTAATCTTTTGGTCTATCATAGAATCCTTCCTCTAACAGTTTTGTGTACTTATCGACATATTCTTTGTAGCTCAAGGGTGCTTCACGCCTTTTGCATTTGTCATCCATGTAGCTTGCCCACATCTGAGAGCAATAGTAGCTATACAGCCAAAATTGCTCATCTAAGTCCCTATAGTAGTCTAGGTACTCTTTCCATGATACAGACTTTTTTAGCTCTGGTATATAAAATTTAGCCCTGTAGACAGGGTGTTCATCAGCCTTCACAGCTTAGACACTCCTCTTCTAAATTAATTCTTGGTATCTTGATGTTAACATTCTCTGTATTTCTAGCCGCTGTAGTTCGCAGGTAATACATAGATTTGAGTTTGTTAGCTCCTGTCCAATGTACGTGATTAACGTATGCCAAATACTCATCGTGTACCTCCTGTGGTGCTGTCGCTGGGGGCGGCTCAAAGAATAGGTTTACTGACTGCGCCTGACAGACGTACTTTTGTCTTTGGTAGGCGTGTTCAATGACCCAGATTTGGTTAAGTTCAGGCGCTGTTTTAAATACCTCCTTTTCTTCTTCTGTGAGTTTCTCCAAGTCTTTAACAGAGCCTTCAGCAGCAGCAATATCTTTCCACGTTTGTTCGTTGTTAATACCTTTCTTCTCAAGTAACTCCTCCAGATACTTATTCTTTACCTTGTATGAGCCTGTCAGCGTCTTGTGCGTAAATACGTTAGCCCTCGTTGGCTCAATTGAAGGACTCGTTCCACCGCATATAATGCTACTAGAGGCATTAGGAGCAATAGCAAGCAGGTGAGAATTACGAAGGTTCCTACCAACCATATCAGGTGCTTCAGTACGTTCAGATGCAAGAACACTAGAAGCTGATGTGGCTCTATCTTTAATGTGCTTGAATGCTCTGTTATTGAAACTGGCAGCGTACATACCTTCAAAAGGTATATCATTGCGTTGTAGGTAGCTGTGAAAGCCCATCGCTCCAAGGCCAATTGCGCGTTCTCTATATGCACTATAAGCGGCTTTTGTAAAGCCTTTTTTATCTGGGTGAACATACTTGCTAAACTCCTCAAAGGTGTCATCAAAGTGCCACGCATGTTCTCCATGTGTAGCGTTGTCAATGAAGTGTTCTATCACGTTGTCAAGCATTGTGATTAGATCACTGATGAATAACTCATTGTCCTTCCATTCGTCAAAGTACTCTAGGTTCACACTAGATAAACAACAGACTGCTGTACGTTGCTCGCTAGTCGCTAAGGTAATCTCAGAGCATAGGTTACTCTGGCGTACCTCTAGTCCCATGTCCTTCTGTGTCTCAGGTAGATCCTCGTTACAGCGGTCTAAGTTAACAATGTAGGGTTCCCCTGTCTCTGCCCTAGTGTGTATTAGCTGCCACCACAAGTCCCTTGCCGATACAGTCTTGATGGCCTGCTTAGACTTAGGATCAATCAGTCTCCACTGGTCATCGTTCCTGACTGCTTCAAGGAACTCATCTGTTATTGTAATTCCGTTGTGTAAATTAAGACACTTACGGTTAAGATCACCGCCAGTAGTCTTTCGCATGGCAATAAACTCTTCAACTTCTGGGTGAGTAATATCCATGTACGCTGCATAAGATCCTCTTCGTGTGATACCTTGATTAAACGCCAGCATCTGACTATCAACTACGTGCATGAAAGGAATGCTACCAGTAGACTGACTACCGTTAGAAGTTGAAACACCATTACTTCTAACAGCACCCCAATATCCACCCAAGCCTCCACCTCCACTTGCCAGCCATATGTTCTCATCATAGTGGTCAGATAAACCACGCCTTGAGTCAGGAACATAATTGAGAAAACAGCTAATAGGTAAACCACGAGTGGTTCCCCCGTTGCTAAGTATAGGAGTGCTAAAACCGAACCAGCCCTTGCTTGCGTAGTCGTAAAGTCGCTGTGCAAGATTGTAGTCAGTATGTCCTTGATAAGTTGCACTATAGACCGATGCTCTTGCGAAGGCTTCTTGTGCATGGGTTTCATCCTCCCAGAAATATCTATCTTTTAAAGTTTCTAGAGAAAAATTATTTAATAGGCCATCACGATCATAGTCAATCTGAATCCCCAAATAATCCTGCTTGCCAATTTTGGATGTCGTACTCGTCATCTTTCTCCCTTAACTGTTCTTTCCTGTACCCTCTGGTACGAGCTTTGTTTTTAGATTGTTTCTTTTTCTGAAACCTTTCAATACGTTCTGCTTTCCTATCGTAGATGCTCACTAGGATGCTCCAGCAGATAAGTTATAAGACGCTCTTCGTACCAACGCGCCTTACGTAAATCTTCTATTGGCTTACCCTTGTAGCGGCATCGCCAGTTATACTTTAGTGCATTACCACGGAGATAACCAATGTATTCATCATGAGTCAACATGCCTCTGATTGCGTCTATACACTCCATACCACCGTTATTGTAATGTTCTGGTCTGTTGACATTATCAAACTTAGTGCTGTTATCAGGTATGTTTTCACCAAACACAGGGTTATCATTAGGTTCATTGTCCGGTTTATTGTCCGGTTTATCTCCAAAGAAAGGGTGGTCATTACTAACTTCATCCATCCACTCCCACTCTTTCTTCCTGTATACTTTGTTCCATTCTTCTGGGGTTGCGTCATCAATACTTTTCATTGCATCTCCAAGTTAAGTTTGTCATTACGTTTTTTGTATTCCTCTGTATCCTTAGCTGCTACGTCGATCCAGCTATCAGGTATAGTATCCTCACTGAACCACCTGAACCCATTAGCTGTTGCCCATTCTGCATGAGATCTCTTCGTACCATCTTTTCGTCTCTTGGCTCCCGGCATTGGAGCAGAAGGGTTGGCGAACAAGAATACTAGCTCAGTGTTTTTAGGTAAATGTTTTTTCACCCAAACATACTTGTTGTACTCTTGAAAATCCCAGAATCTACCCTTGGACTCAAGAAGAATCTTTTTCTTTCCTATCGTTCTAACAAAATCAGGCTCGTACTTATGTTCAACAACATAGGATACATAGTCTGTATGATGTTCCCAGTCTTTAAGTATAGACTCGTGTAACACGGCCTCCCAAATAGAATCATACTTGCTACCATCAGGCTTCAAATACTTCTTAGGTCTAGGTACTCTAGGCTTGCGCCAGCCACTAGAAGCTTTCTTTCTGGTACTAATAAGACACCCCACGATTCTTGGTGTAAGACTCAAGATCAGCCATAGTAATACTTTCTACTTCCCTTCCTAGTTTAACAAGTTTCTTTATGCACTTGCGCACCCACTTAGGGCTATAAAAGCTCAGTCTTATCTGGCGATTAACAAAGAAGTGCCTTGATTCTGGGAGATACTGGTATAGATTCTTTTCATCTATTTTATCATGATCACTCTCAGGCACAATAGTTCTGAACCATTCAAGAAGCAGTAAGTCTGTCTGCCTACTTATTCTTTTACATATCTTTGGATTCACTATAAGAATAACTCCTGTACGTTAGGGGTAGATGTGACTCTTGTAAAATACTTAATACCGTTGGAGTACTTGAAGGCTCTGAGTCCTCTACCGTTATTAGAGTCTGACCAGCACTGGTTCTTAAAACCACAATAAGAACAGCTAGATCCAAGGCGCATGTTACCTTTCTTTCCTTCAGGGATAGGTTCGTAGCATCGTTCAGGAGGGGTGTCGGATTGTAGATTATTTTTGAGTACATCTATTCTAGGGCGTACATTAGGTTTTGTCAAGTCTCCCGGCTGAAATAATGCAAGTTCTCCTGTCTCTTTGTTGATGGCGAGAAAGCCTCCACCCTTGGTGCCTTCTGCTTCTTCGTATCCTGCAAGCTGATACATGTAGCCAAAAGGGTCATCAGTAATTAGACTTCCTTCCTTGAACTTTTTGAATCCGAAGTTGGATGCAGTCTTTATATCTACAACCTCTCCATCTATCTTGCAGTCCATGTGGCCTATTATGTCATCCACTTCAACCTTCTTTTGTTCGTCTGATACCTCGTGCCCTGAGAGTTTTACCAGAAGAAGTAAGACTTCTTCAAGAAGATGACCATATAAAAATTTAATTTGAGTTGATGCTTTGGGCGGGGAAGGAGGACTTTCACTGTTCTGTTCGTACCATAGCTGACGAGCAGGTCTACCTATGTTGCTCATGCGTAAGCCTTTGCTCTGCTTGTGAGGCTGTGCCCAGTGCAGAATGACATCCTTCATTCGCTCACCAAACTCGTCTACCATTTCAGAAGGTATGTCTAGCTCTTCTCCAGAAGACAAACAATCTAATATATCATAGATGTCCTCAACAACTGTGCTTACTTCTTTCATTGAAACTTTCTCATTGGTAGTTCTAATATAGATGTGGCTACAGGATGCTGTATGTAGAACCACTCGCCCTTACGACCATGCCGCTTAGATAGAAGCTCATGCGCAAACCTCTCAGCCTCACGCCTATCAAGTACATCATATACTTTAATTAACTTATAATCTCTATGCGGGGAGCTAGTCTGATACTGCTTGAGCCTGTCCTCTGCGTCCACAGCCATTCCCACTTTACACCATCCGGGGTAGGCAGGGCTTACTATTATGTAGACCTGTCCTTCTTTGGACTGCTCGTAGTTTTTTAAGGAGCTAAAGGCTGCGTCAGTGAAGCCTTTGTATCTTCCGGGTTTGTGTAGAGGATGTGTTTTAGGAATATACTTTCCATTAACAAACATTCTAGTTTTGTTTTTCTTTGTGTGAGACTCTAAGGATCTTTTGGCCCCATCGTTACACCCAATGTACCACCATCGCCCATCCTCAAAGTATATGTTCTTATTAGTGGGTTTCTGACCAGTTACTTCCGACATTATATTCTCCGTCTAGTGGACAGTTGAGCGAAAAGTGTCTACCTGCTTCTCGTATTGCTTCAACACCTAAGTTACCTATAGAATCGGCTATGGTTTCTTCTGATTCAATCTGCCATTCATCATGGACATTAGCAACAAAGTGAGCATCAAGGTTTTGTTCTTTAATCTTTCTATCTAGAAGTATCAGCGCCTTCTTCATGACGATAGCTCCTGCACTCTGCAAGAGAGTATTGAGAGCAGCATGCTGACTTCTTACGAACAGCTTGCGACCATCTATACCTTTCACGTACCCGTCTTCTGCCGCTCTTGCAACTCTATTTTTAAGAGATTTAAATGATGGTAGATTATCGAAGAAAGATTGTCTAAGTCTTGAACCAAGCTGCTTACCTCCTCCAGCCACGCTTCCAAGCTTTTCATCTCCTGCTCCGTATAAGAGGGCATAGATGAAAGTTTTTGCCTGAGATCTTGATTCAAGTCCCGCAAGTCTTTGGTTAGCTGTGTGGATGTCTCCGTTAACGATTTCATTTGTATAGTCCTCATCGTTCATATAGTGGGCAAGCATTCTTAGCTCAAGACCACTAGCATCTATACCTACAAGTTTATATCCTTCTGGCACAATCCACAAGGCCCTGCATTTGCCTCCGAATGGAGAGTTGGAAGAAGGAACCTGAGCCATGTTAGGCTCCCTGTGTGTCATGCGACCAGTAATAGCGCCGTTGGGTATAACGAAACCGTGTACCCTACCATCATCTTGCATGGCCTCTCCCCAAGAAACTATCTGAGATACTCTCTTTTGGTACATAAGGTATGCATTGATAAGGTCTGCTTCAGGTATACCTTTCACTTGAGAAAGTGTCTTTTCATTTACTATTGGTCTTCCATGTGCAGTGAATTCAGTAGGCTTCCAACCAAAGTCCTGAAGGTACTCACCAACCTGCTGTCTAGAAGATAGGTTGAAATCTTTTGCTCTGCTTCTAACTATAGGATCACAAACATCAATACTACCATCAACTTTATCAAGTTTTAGGGTTAATAGATCATGCTCTGCTTTAGTAAGCCTAACACCTTTTCCACTCCCTAGTAAACAGGAATCCGCAGTTTTACTAAGCTTGCCTTGTCCTGTAATTCTGGGAAAGAGTTTTGTTTTTGTGACTTTAGGCTTGAAGACATGCTTGACTTTCGCCTCTGTCTTAGCAACCACCTCGCGCAACTCAGCAAGAAGTAGCTCTGCTCCCATGAAATCAAATAAAAAACCATGACGTTCCTGCTCCTTTAGGATGTCTGCAACCTCGTGTTCTATCTCTAGGGACTCTTTACTGAATCCACGAGATTCCTCTCGCAAGGCGTAGTACACTTTTAAGTTTAGGTTAACATCTTGAATACAGTACTCTAGCATTTTAGTTGAGAATCCTTCACCGAAAGAATCAAACTCAATCTTACCTGATTCAAGCTTGTATCCCCAAGCTTTCAAACCATGCCCTGCTTCTCTCACTGGATCAAACAACCTTGAGAGTACAAGAGTGTCTACAATCTTTTGACCAGCACCTAGAGTCCTAAACCTAGTTAGATCTCGCAACACAGGAAGATCGAACCCTATTATGTTATGACCGATTAGCTCATCTGCGCTACAAAGAAGCTCACATCCCTCTTCAATCTGATCAGGGCCAAATGTGTACACTTGTTCTGTGTCAACATCCTTAGCAACGATACACCAGATTCGTGTAGCGTTTAAGTCATCTGTCTCTATGTCAAAAACTAATTTCATTCACCAAACTCCAGTGCTATTTCTTTGTCCTCAGATGAAGAGTTAGTAAGTTCATCTGTTGCGACCTCGCTCAGTCTACCTGTTTCGTTATCGAACACAAGTTGAGTGGCTAACCCTACGTCACCAGTGTACCTACTCTTCAGGATACGTACCCTAGTGGTTGAGGCTTCTAGTGGATCATCAGATTGCTGGTTACGCTCCAGAGAGATCACACAATCAGATAGCTGTGCAATTGACTGACTTCCTCTGAGGTGGCTCAAGCCTGTCTCAATGCCGTTCTCGTGCCCCTTGTTACCGTCTACCCTGCGCAAGTGAGACACGAGTATCAGACCAACACCCGTCTCCTCTACAAGAGTTCTTAGTCGGTGCATGATTGCGTCAATAGATCGCCGCTCATCACCTTCAATGGTGGTGGATACAAGCATGTGCAAGTGGTCAATCACTACCCACTTACAGTTACATCCGATGATCATAAACCTAAGCTTACTGAATATAGATTCAATATCGTTAGCTCCGAAGTGAGCGTGAATCCACACACGATTGTTGTTGTCACCATCATACATCACATCAAAGAATTTATCTAACTCTTCTTCAGTATACTGCTCACGTATGCGATCAATGTGTAGCTTTGCATTTGCTTCTATAGATAGTATACCATCAACTGTCCTGTTGAACGATTCCTCTAGCGCAATGATTCCTACGTTATCGTTAGTTGTTTTGATTAGGTGATGCTCTATCTCGCGTGTGACACTGGACTTCCCAAGACCTGTACCACCAGTAAGAGTTATCAGTTCACCATGTCGCATTCCCTCTAGCTTCTCATTCAAACCTTCCCAAGGGTAGGGAAAGGACTGCTTCTTCTCTCTGTTTTTGTACTTGTCCCTGTTCTCTGAAACACTAAGGACTCCAGAGGGTGTGTAGGTTTTAGATGCCCACCAAGCCTGAACATAATTAGTATGATCATGCTTTCTCAGCATGTCATTGGCATCCTTGAAACCTTCAGGCATACGCATTATCTTTGCTTTGCTTGGACGAAGAAGTCGAGCCACTCTTTTAGCTGCTTCTATCCCTGCCTTGTCTTCATCGAAATTTACGATGACCGTATCGAAACTCTCTAGGTATTCTAGTGAAGCTTTTACATCACGCTCTGCTCCGTTTGCTCCAGACCTGATGCTAACCACAGGCCACTTAGAGCCTAGTAGTTCATAAGCAGCCATAGCGTCACACTCTCCCTCAACCAAGGTTATGTACTTACCACCCTCTTGGAAGATGTGCTGACCAAACAAACCTGCATCACGAATAGATCCTCTTGAATAGAAGTTCTCTTTTCCAGTAGAACCAAGAACCCTTTCTTTAAAAGCAACGAGTTCTTTTTCTTTGTAGTAGGGATAGAGGTGTTTCTTAATTGAACCATCGCTACCCATAATACATCGAACCCCGTATCGCTTTGCTGTTTCCTCTGATATACCTCTGTCATTTAGAGCAACGTACTCACCCTCTTCTGAGAAAGTCAAAGGCTCTGTATTAATTACGTTAATGTTGGATTCTCCCATCGGTTGTTCACCCGTTAAGTTAGTGTACCTTCTTTGACTGAACCTGTCATTACATGAAAAACAAAATGCGCTACCATCCTCATTGATAGATAGGGCATCACTTGACCCGCACTCTGGGCAGGGTTGGTGTAGTTTTACAAAAGCCATCACGCCTCCATAAAAGAAGGGGCCGAAGCCCCTCTTGTTTAGTCAAGACCAGAGAGTTCTAGCTCCATTTGAGCGTCAGGTTCGTCAGCCATGCTGTCAAACTCTCCTTCCAGTTCCTCAGAGAACTTTACTTCAGCGCCTTGAAGGATAGCTAGTCGGGCCTGTAGACCACCAGCTTCTTCACGCACCATCTGTACAAGACCTACAAGTTGCTGGGCACGATCAGATAAATCCGACACGTTGTACTCAACGTCTTTATAGGTCACTGTGTTCTTTGATTCGGTCATACTTCCTCCTTCTAAAATGCTAATGATTCTAAACTTACAGGCCCAGCCGATGGCACATCTCCGCGCTCAATCAGGTCTAGGATCTGCACTGCCTGAAGCTGTGGACGAACAATCTTCTTTGGCTTTCCGTACTCTTTACGTGCCCACTGTACTGCGACTGTTGAACCGTTACCGATTCCAACATCTGTTCGGTTCTTATCCTTATCTACTACGATAGGGGGAGTAACCTGAGAGCCGTCTGAGTTGTGTGCCCATGTTGCAAACTTAATAACAGGGTCTGGCGTGAAAGACTTTCCACCAGCGGGAATCAGAAATGCTTCTGAGAATCCTGCGTCAGTGAACATGTCAAAGACATCATCTGAAACAGCTAAGAAAAGCTCGTACCAAGATTTAGTCTTGTTGTAGTCAAGGTTAGGAACAACCAAGTGTGGAAAGTAAATCTGTCCTTCTACAATGTTGGGTGGGTTCATCTAAAACTCCTATGTTTTATTTAAGGTTCCTGAATTGTACTCCCTAATGAAAGGAATGTACACATCTTTTTCAATGTCAATGTCAATTGGTTCACTGAACTCGACGATCAAATTGTTACCGCTAAATTGTTTAGTACACGAAAGAATTGAACACTTATTTTCGTACAATAATCCCATATACTTTGAGGTAGTGAAAGTAGAGTACTCTTGTTCTGTCATGAATATTTTAGTCACAGTATAGTTCATCCAAAAAGTCACTGAACAATCTTCCCAAGTCATCATCCATGATACGCCAGCATCCTACTTCAGCGCACCTGTCTCTGACAAAATCAAAGAACTTCATCTTGACTCTTGATGATGGGGTAACTGTGGTTATTCGTAGTGCCCATAACTGTGCCCACCAATCGTCCAGTGCGGAGTAGAACTCTGCCTCTGTGTCATTCGCACTCATGTGTTTCCTCCAGTGTTAAGTAGTTTTCAATATAGTTTATCACAAACTCCTCGCCATGCACAAGACATAACTGAAGTGCCTCCTCACGCACAAGATCAGTCACTGGAGCCTGTAGTGTATAGACTTGTGAATACTTGAGAATATGATTCGACACATCAATTACGTTCTTCATGTTACTACCTTACGCTGCAAGTGACTTGGATGCAAGTCGAACAGAGTCGGTACGCTTGGCCTTGATTGCTAGGATGCTACCTTCAACAGTCTTTCTAGCAGCAGGGGCGTGTGTACTCCAGTGAGTCATAGCATTGTACGCTGCCCAGTGAGTAGATCCAAGTGTCTTCTGCTCATCAGTAGTGTACTGGTTCCACATGTACTGTAGCGCACGATTGCGGTACACCTCTGGCTCCTCCATCAACTCAGTGACAGACATGTTAGGCTTGGACAGCACAAACTTACACTTAGCTGCGATAGCGAACACGTTGAATGCCTCACGGTTAGTGATGCTGTTCTGAGTCCAGTACTTCCAACGATCAGCCTCATGCTGGTAACTATTGAGAGCAGCAGCAAGCTTACGCTGGGCATGTTCAGTACTCATACTGATAGTGTGCTTCGCCTTGTACATGCTGAAGTTATCCACAAAGACCTGACCATTAGTGCATACCATACGAACCGCGCCTATCTGTAGAGTGACTGCCCAACCACCATCAAAGGATGTCCTACCATTGATCTGGAATCGGCTCTCGTCACCCTTTGCAGTCTCTATGGTATACTCAGGAAGAGTGATTGTAATAGTACCCTTGCCTCCTTCTGGTGTCATCATAGAGTCAACATAGGCACCCTTACAGTTGATGCCTGATGCCTTGCAGATGTTAACCATAGCCCTGTATAAGTCACCATACTGTGCGCCCTTGAAGTTGTAACTAGGCTTAACCACATTAATTGGTGGCTCATCAGTACCTGCTACATGTAAACCTCTACGGTTAGGATCAGCAACATTAAAGCCATCACTGTTAGTATATAACATAGGTCTTGACTCTATTATAGTATCAACAATACTAGGTGGAACTAAGTTATCAAGAGGATGAGACTCAGTAACTGTATTGTTAAATATGTTAAATACATTTGTATTCATTATTTTCCCTTGGTTATAAAAATATATAGTAAACTAGCTGTTTCAATATGTTAAATAGATTATAGCATACAACCTTGGTAGGTGTTGCTGATTAAATTGTAACAAATTGTTTCATTTTTCTGAGTATCTTCGACACCTCCTTATCACAGACATCACACTAACCCTAGATACATTAAGTTCTAACATGATGTCGGTTATGGCTGATCCAGTGCCATACATGGTTGCTATCTTGATTGTTCTTTCAGATGGTTTTTCTCTCCAACCAATAGGCCAGTATCTGTCAGGATACAGTTTGTTTATGTTGTCTTGAGACTTGATTGCTTTGTAGAATTTGTCATTAGTCATTTATCTTTCCACCTCATCTCCATCATTGTTGGTTTGTAATTGAAATAATATTCAGTGTAACCAGCCAATGCAGTCTCACGTTTACACTCATCAGGCATGCACTGGGGAGGATCTGACCAATCAGTATCAGGCATACCGCTAGGAGCGCACAGGAGGAGCTTAGAACACTTTTCCCATGACATGTGTACCTTACCATACCTCTTGGTATACTCCTCTGAGAGGCCGTGAAAATGCCTGTACAGCCAGTAGTAGTGCTTAGTATTAGACCGCACCCATACAGTGCTTGGGTGATTCTTATGTGCCAGACGGTAAGGAACAGGCGCACCACCTTCGACCACATGATGTGCAGCACACAGCATTTGCGCTGACTCCAGTACCATCTTGACCACATGCTTATCACACTGCATGGACGCAGCCTTCAAAGGGCATGGGTCTATGTAGAATATGTTCATGCTTGCTCTCTCATGCGGTCTTGATAGTCATGGTACTCTTCTCCCCAAAACTCCAGATCATCGTGCAAATCTTTCAGAGCATCACGGGCATCAGTGAGTCGATCATATCTCTTAAGGCCAGCGTTAGGAAACTTCTCCCTCTGTCTTTCATAGTGTCTAACACGTTCCATTAGAGTATCTTTAATTTCCATTAACACAAGCTCACGCAATCTACTTTCAAATTGCTCCTTGTTACCATTAAGTATTAGAGCCTCTCGACTCTCAGAGTAAATTACAAAATGATCCACAAATAAATCTATATTATCCATCATCATTATCCTTTTCAAAAATAGTAACGCTTATAGACCAAGAAAAACTTTCAGAGTTGTACCCCCTATCAATTAGTTCAGCCTGAATACACTCACTAATGTAGTCACTGTCCTGATTATCATGGAACTCATTGATTAAAATATCTATAGTTTTCATAAAATTTCTTATCTGTACTAGTAAAGGTGAGCAGTTTATCCACATACTCAGGTGGCAGGAGTAACCTATTCAACAGCGATACCGAAGTCGCTGCCATCCTCATGAAACACAGTGATCTCATGATCTGAGGTGCCATACTTGTAGTTAATCAGGTGTAGTATCTCACGTATCTGACTATTGCTAGCATTCACCTTCTCTGCAATGGTCATCACATGCTCATCTGTAAGATGCACAGGGTCTGACTTCCTGCAAACTTTAATATCAGTCCAGCCCTTATCTGAGTCACGGCTGATCACCGCCTTTCTTGCTCTGTGGATATTCATTATTTAATGTCCTTGATTACTTGAATGCATACACCATCGGCAACACTGTACGACTTGTACGTACCCTTGCCTAGATAGATATGCGCTGATGCTCTTGCTCTAACTGCATGTTCTTTAGGAACAATGAACCAATCACCTTGCTTCATGCCAGAGAAGAGTCCCTTCCAGCGTGAACGTCCAGTGGTAGGAGCAGGAGCAGATTGCACTTTATAATACGTAGCCATATTTTTCTTCCTCGTTGAGCAGTTTTTCATCATGCTCAGGATGCGAGGGGTTTTGGTCATCAGCACAGGCCCTCGTTACCTATGCTGATGTTTGTAATCTATCCGACTGCAATTAGGTCTGTGTCTACAACAAAGTTGCCTTTGTCTTTCTTAGCCTTAGCCTTAGCAATCAATCCGACAATAACCTTACCAGCCTTGACGTTCACAAGGTCTGAGGCATCGCCATCTATCACCCTGCGACCTTTGTAATACTTGGGCATACCATTGCGGAACACCACAGACATAGGCACATTAGACTTGAGTGCCTTGACCACATGTTTTTGGTATGCAGGTTCGTTACTGTAGGAGTACATCAACTCGTAGTTGGGTGGAGTCTTACCCAGCCTTGACGCATTCTTCGTATAGTCATAGAAGAAAATATCGGGAAACTCCTGCGGTATCCCATGCTTCTCCCACGGTATGTCTGACAATACATTAAGACGCACTGCCGCCTTGACACCCTGACGCTTGCAAAGCTTGTCGAAGTTAGTCAATTCCTTGCGAAGCTTGTCAAGGAAACCAGCCCTGTCGCTATGCCACCAATCAGACTTGCGTTGCCTACCTGCCTTGACGTTTGAGAATACGCCCATACCTGCCGACTCAAGGCAAGACTCTGCACATCCTGCTACATGCCGGTAAGGACAGAGAACATCATCAGGCATGAGAGACAGACCCGCCAGCCGATACTCTTGGCTGCTATTGTCACTTTTCTTTAGCTTGGTGTTACCGCCTGTTGTATCAAGTAGTTTCATTCTTCCTCCATCATTGCCCTGTCTGCTTGGAATCTTTCAATCGTTGTCTCAATTGAATTGATCTTCTCGCACTCAGCCTGAATCACTGGATGCCATAGTTCATCAATGACATCCCCCGGCTTATAGAAATCCCATGCCCATTCTTTGAAACTTTTGATCTCAGTTGGATCTAATTCTTTAAATATCAACTCGCCTTCCTCCACTTTGCTCTGCGTTCTAATTCTAGTTGGCAAGCCATGCCCTGCCTAATGAAATGCTCCGCGTCAATACTGCCATAAGCTTTGCTAGCCTTAGCCCAGTAGCGCAACCCAATCTCATTGATCTGCTTATCCGATAATCTTTTGAGATTCATACACTTACCCTCGTTTATTAAACAAAAAATGAGCAGTTTAACGCCATACTCAGGGCGTGTAGCAGTTATGGTTATGTACACCCTTGCGAGGCATACATAGAGCCAAGGCAAACGAGCTTGAGAGGCCATAGGCACCCCGACTGGTTACGGTGGTTCCGTCCCGCCCTGCTACGAAATACTGTGGGGCAGTTTATAGTCATGCTCAGGACTCCGCGACTGTTAGTATCCTATCTGCAATTCGCCACGGCTCCACTAGGCAGATAAGATAGACAGTTTAACGCCATGTCTAGGGCGATTGTGTGTGACGCTTACGGTTATCCATCCTCCAATTAGTCAAGTAGGGCCGTCAGTCTGGACTATTCCAGCCGGAGGCTACGCCATATCAATGGCGCATACCAGACGAATCACACAAATACTGTAGGGCAGTTTTACATCGTACCCATAGGATGGTTCCCAGCGCCGGAGAGAAACGCTGGTATTGAAAGTTTACCCTTTACAATGCCACGTTGGATTTTGGTTGTTATTGAGCCTGTAAGTCTGCCAGCGTGGAGCGTAGTACCGCCTCTAACCTATCATTGGCAGATGATACCTTGGCCCGTCCCTCCTCTTTGGCTTTGTCCAGAGAAGAAAGCAGCGCCTTGGCTTTTAGGATCAAGTCTAGATCTGGCTTGGCTATGCCTTCCCTACTGAATTCGTACCAGTTCGATTCTATTGGCTTGACCTCTATGCTTTCGCCTTTGATCTTTTTAACAACAAAACCGTCCTGATCTTTTGCCGCTAAAAACTTCACATTGGCATGAGCTTTAATAAAGTTTTTAAGGTCAGCACTGCGAATGCTTTTCATCGTAACACTAGCATTCACTAGCATTTCGATCCGCGACGTGTCGCCATGTTGCGCGTAGGTATCGACAGCCGATACTGTTAGCAATTGGATATTGTCGCGTAATGTTGACTCTGATTTCTTAGCCGCTTTAATTTTTGCGGCGAATGTTTTTGTGTCCATAGTGTTACCCTCGAAAGTAAAAAATAAATTAACGTGACATTGTAAAAAGCAAACAAAAAGCCAACGCTAACAGTACCGATTGACCACCAAAAATGACGATCAATCAACCCACTAGACGTTGGCTAACGTTCACTATTTATTTTTGCTAGGTGGCCACCCCAAAGGGTTCCTCACTTCACATAACCAAGCGTTTAAGCAATGGCTCCCTCTAATGCTTTCGCATGGGGCATTTAATCGTGCCGCTTTAAGGGTACCCAACCTATCCCGAAAGATAGCACCTGCAATTTAAATCGCAGGTTTTGGTGTTTCTTCGCTGCCCCATAAGGGTCTATTGATCGCATAGCATTGGGCCTACACTCGCGTACTGTTATCCGTACCCCCACCATTTTTGCCTTTTACGAGTGTAGCAGGTTGGTGCGCTTTTCCTCGACCGCCGTTGAAGCGATGGGAGTAGATTAATCAATTGGGTAGGCATTGCAACAAGTAAAACAAGTTTATTGTAACAAAGTGTTACAGAATGTTTCCAAGATGTTAAATACCTGTATATATATACAGTACTTTTCAACAAGCAACTAACATGCCAACTACGAAAACTAAGGGGAACCTGTATAAACATACAGTATCCTAAAGCTTTCCATTTTGCCTTGTGTCGGTTTTTAGGGGTAGGGCATAGCGTACTAGCAGAAAATATTTTGTGGCTTAGATGGGAAAATAGAAGGAATCAGGGACTGGATGGATATACAGGTAAGATGTTGAATGTGGGGAATATTTGCAATATTTATGCCAACAATTTCACATATTCCAAAGCTTACACAATATTGTAAATATTTTCCAATTGGGAATAGGTGACGAAGCGAGGCTAAATGAGAATCATTTGCAATTGGGAAATATTGTCAAATGGGGAAATATTTTAAATAAGAAACAATGGCATTTGCTATTGAGAATCATTGGCAATTGAGAAATATTGTTAAATGGGAATCATTCTCAATGGGCGGGGCAGGTGGTCACGGGGGTAGGGGTGGGGAGTAATACAATCTTACACATTTTGCACTATTTTGCAATTGTAAAGCTAATAACCCAATATGCATAATATTCACAATATTGCGCTCACTGTACAATAAGTACAATCTAGTTAACATCTATTGTACTATATATTGTTAACTATATTTTTATATTATAGTTAACTAGATGTTACTTATTGTACAATATTATACAGTGAGATTAAGGATCTGTCAAGTGTTTTTTGTTAAAAAAAACAAAAATAATGCTTGACAAAAGTGTAATACAACCCTATACTTATATTTATTTCAGATAACTATGTCACATATTTCACAATTTGTACCTAAAGATTCTCGTCCTTCTAAGGACAGAGTGTTAACTGAAAAGCAGCAGAAGTTTTTGGATTCTTTGGTATCTACAGGAGGTGATCCAAGACTAGCAGCAGAGCTTGCAGGATATGCAGAAGGAAGTCACTCCCAAGTCATAAAAAGTTTGCAACAAGAAGTGATAGATTTAGCCTCAAATATCCTTGCTCAGTCTGCGCCCCAAGCTGCCTTTAAGCTAGTGGAGGTTATGACTTCAGATGAAGCTATACCTCAAGTAAACACTAAGCTACAGGCGGCACAGACTATCCTTGATAGGGTAGGCATATCTAAAACAGATAGGTTAGATGTTAACCACAATGTAGATGTCAATGCTGGTAGTTTATTTATACTTCCTGCCAAACAAGTAAATGATATTGAAGGTGAGTTAGATTAAGTTTCCAGAAACTAAACCTATACGCAGAGGAGCCAAGCCTTTTGGTTACAAGGTATCAGAAGATGGCTCTAAGCTTGTAGCAGTACCTGAAGCTATTCAACTACTGAAAGATACCATTGATGGTGTTATATCTGGAAAGATAGCAAGCTTGAGAGAAGCGAAAGAGATTATTGAAAACTATTCCGAAGATTCAACAATCTCTCACCAGACAGTCAGTAACTATGTTAAGAAGGCAAAAATTGAAGCAGGTCTTTTAGACCCTGATGCTCCTAAGAGACAATATAACTTTCACTCAGCTACTAAAGCTAAGATGTCTGCACAGCGTTCTCTTAGAGAAAAGAAAAAGAAAGAGAAGAAGCTCCAATCAGAGTTAGCAACAGTAAGAACAAGTCTGAAGAAACAAGAAAGTATTCAGAGTAAGTTAGATGAACCAGCCGATACTTCTACTGTTGAAGGTAAAGTTGTAGATCTAGCAGATGTAGAAAAATTACCAGTAAACGTCCAAGAAGAAATAGCAGAAAGAAATGTCATATTCTCTCCTAACGAAGGGCCGCAGACAGACTTCTTAGCAGCCCCAGAAACGGACGTATTGTACGGTGGCGCAGCAGGGGGCGGTAAGTCCTATGCTATGCTCGTAGATCCCCTCAGATTCGCTCACAGGGCTGCTCATAGGGCGTTAATACTAAGACGCTCAATGCCTGAACTGAGGGAGCTTATAGATAAGTCTAGGGAGTTATATCCAAAGGCTTTTCCGGGATGTAAGTTCAGAGAGGTTGAAAAGATCTGGACATTTCCCAGTGGTGCTAAACTAGAGTTTGGATTCCTTGAGCGTGATGCAGACGTATACAGGTATCAAGGACAAGCATACTCTTGGATTGGTTTTGATGAGATTACTCACTTATCAACAGAGTTTTCTTGGAACTACCTAGCATCACGATTGCGTACTACAGATTCTGAGATTACGCCATATATGCGTTGTACAGCTAACCCCGGTGGTGCTGGTGCGACATGGGTAAAGAAGCGTTATGTGAACCCATCAGAGCCTAATGAAAGCTTTACAGGCGATGATGGTTTGACACGACGCTTTATACCAGCCCGACTAGAAGACAATCCGTATCTTGCTAAAGATGGTAGATACGAACAAATGTTAAAAGCTTTGCCTGATGTACAGCGCAAGCAGCTTCTAGAGGGTAACTGGGACATTACAGAGGGTGCTGCCTTTACAGAGTTTGATGTAATGGAGCATGTTATTACACCCTTTGAGATTCCAGTAGGTTGGGAAAGAGTCAAGGGGATTGACTATGGTTATGCTTCTGAGAGTGCTTGTGTTTGGGGTTGTGTTGATCCCACTGATGGCACACTAATAATTTACAGAGAGCTATATCGCAAAGGACTCACAGGCGTAGATTTGGCTCAGATGATTACGAACATGGAGCTACAAGATCCTTTTTCAGTACCCGGAGTGCTTGATACAGCGGCATGGAACAGAACAGGAACAACAGGCCCTACAGTTGGAGAGACGCTTCAACGAGCAGGGCACAAGCTGCGAAGAGCAGATAAAAATAGAATACAGGGTAAAATACAAATCCACGAATACTTACGAGTGCAGTCTAGTGGCAGACCAAAGATACAGATATTTAATAGCTGTCCCAACTTGATACGCGAACTCCAAAGTCTTCCTCTGGATAAATCTAACCCAGAAGATGTTGATACACATGCACCTGACCATGCTTATGATGCACTAAGATACTTAGTTATGTCAAGACCTAAAGTCAACGACATTTTTAGTCAGTTCAGAAACATGAGAATGGAACAGGCATACACACCCGTTGATGCGGAGTTTGGATACTAATGGCAGAAAATACTTTAACAGCGAATGATATTTACTTTGGAGAAGTTGAGGGCGAACAGGGCCTAGAGCTTACTCTTGAAGAAAGTCTTCGTAATAATTTAGTAGGTCTTATTAATGACCGCTATGTTTCTGCTAAGACAGCTAGAGACTTAGATGAGCAACGATGGCTTACAGCCTATCACAATTATCGTGGTTTGTATGGTAAAAACACAAGGTTCCGTGAATCTGAGAAGTCTAGAGTATTTGTAAAAGTAACAAAGACCAAGGTGCTTGCAGCCTTTGGTCAACTTGTAGATGTAGTGTTCGGTGCGAATAAGTTTCCTATTGGTATCAGTGAAACTAAGATGCCTGAAGGGACTCCTGAGTATGCACACATTCAACCCGGAATTGAAACATCTGAAGGCGAAGTACAAGAAGAAGAAGTAGAAAATCCGTTTGACGTAGGTTTTGAAGGCGATGGTAAAGTACTAAAGCCGGGAGCAACTTACGGAACAGGTAAGTTTGAAGATATAAAATTAGATAAGCAAGCCGAAGAAAAAGGTATGCTTGCTGAAGGCCCCTCTCCAGACCCTAAAGCTCTTGAACTTAGTCCTGCACAAAAAGCTGCAAGACGCATGGAAAAACTTATACACGATCAGATAGAGGAGTCTAACGGCGCTAGTGAAATTAGAAACGCATTATTTGAATCAGCTTTATTCGGCACAGGAATCGTCAAAGGGCCGTTCAACTTTAACAAAACATTACACAGATGGACAGAAGGAGAGGGCGGTGATAGAACTTACTCTCCTGTGGATGTGCGGGTTCCTCGTTTGGAGTTTGTTAGCATCTGGGATTTCTTTCCAGACCCCAACGCAACAAATGTTAATGAATCCGAATATGTATTCCATCGACATAAAATGAATCGAACACAGCTTCGTAGTCTAGGTAAGATGCCTTACTTTGACAAAGAAGCTATACGTACTTGTCTCCAGATGGGGCCTAACTACGTAGAAGAAGATTATGAACAAGAACTGAAAGATGACAGCCGAAACGATGAATACGGTGCATCTCAGTATGAAGTTCTAGAGTATTGGGGCGTGATGGATGCGGAATACTGTCGCCAAGTAGGTATGGAAATACCCGAAGATGTAGACGACCTAGACGAAGTCCAAATTAATGCTTGGGTTTGTAATGGTCAAATGCTTCGCAGTGTTGTAAATCCATTCACCCCCTTCCGAATACCGTATCATTCTTTTAGCTATGAAAAGAATCCCTATAGTTTTTTTGGTATTGGCGTAGCAGAAAACATGGATGACTCTCAAAAGATTATGAATGGTCATGCACGTATGGCTATTGATAATCTTGCGCTATCGGGATCAGTTATTTTTGATGTTGATGAGACTGCTCTTGTGGGCGGTCAGAACATGGAAATATACCCCGGTAAGGTATTTAGGCGGCAAGCTGGTGTACCGGGACAGGCAATCAATGGCTTGAAGTTTCCTAACACCACTGTAGAAAACATGCAGATGTTTGACAAGTTCCGACAACTTGCAGACGAACAAACAGGTATTCCTTCGTACAGTCACGGTCAAACAGGCGTACAAAGCATGACACGTACTGCATCAGGTATGTCTATGTTGCTTGGTGCAGCTTCGTTGAATATTAAAACGGTAATTAAGAACCTTGATGACTTCTTATTGAAGCCTTTGGGCGAAGCATACTTTCAATGGAACATGCAGTTTTCAGATCGTAGATTAGGTATTGAGGGTGATTTAGAAGTCAAGGCTACAGGCACAAATAGCTTAATGCAGAAGGAAGTACGAAGTCAACGCTTGACAATGTTCCTTCAGACCGCAGCTAATCCTGCTGTTGCTCCGTTTATTAAGATGAACAAACTCATTAGTGAACTGGCATATAGTCTTGATCTAGACCCAGATGAACTAATGAATGACCCTGAAGAAGCTGCAATAATGGCTCAAATTATAGGAATGCAAAATGCTGGACAAACAGTTAGCCCGGAAGCTGGCCCCGCTGGTCAAGAACCCGGAGGTATGGGAGCCACTCAAGGAGTACCTGAACAGCCTCAAGACCTTGGAGTTACAGGTACTGGTGGGGGCAACATCGGAACTGGAAATGTTCCGCAGTCAGGGGAAGATGAATTTTCTGGCTAGATTAGAGACTTTACCTGCTCAAGTAGAAGAAGCACTTAATAGGAAAGAATATGAATAAAAATGATGAAAGGTTTGATCCTGTAAAAGGTTACATAGATATGTACCGTACATTTGAGCGTAGTCTTGCAGCAGCAGAGTCTAATGAGCAACGTGAAACTATTAAGAAAAATTTTATTAAAGATACCAGTAATGTAAGCGATATGACTAAGATTGCTGCGATGAAAGAAATAGATAAGGAGCTTATGGCTCGTGAAGGAAAAGCTAAAGGCGGTAAGTTTCCAGATCTTACAGGCGATGGAGAGGTTACTAAGGCAGATGTCCTAAAGGGGCGTGGAGTATTTAACGAAGGTGGCTCTATGTTGATGCCTACAGAAGGTATGCCAGTAGACACCTACCCTAACATCCCTGATGATGAAATGGACGAAGCAATGGCTTCACAACTTCCAGATGATGAAATGGAAGAAGATTATATTAAGTACGTCATGGATGAATCCCTTGACGATGAAGAACAAATGTATTTAGCAGGTGTGTTACAAGACGATCCAAGACTATCAGACATCTTGGACAAAGTAATTACAGTTGCTTCAGAATTTTCGGGTGCTGGCGAAGTAGACGGCCCCGGAACTGGTGTATCAGATTCTATCCCCGCTCGTTTGAGCGATGGTGAGTTTGTATTTACCAGAAAAGCAACCGACCAGATTGGTGCAGACAATCTCCAAGTAATGATGGATGATGCTGAACGCGCTTATGATGGCGGTTATCAAATGAAGGCTATCGGTGGTTATATGCAAGAAGACCCTGAACAAGAAAAGAATCCCATGAGTGTAACTGATGAGGAAATCAAAAAACTTATGATGGGTGCAAATAAGATGCCTAGCCTTCAATAATTTTCACGGCTACCTTGGTAAGACAAGCCCCATAGACTCGACGGAGTTAATATGGCTACCTTGCAAGACACAAGCCCCGCGAAGGAGATTGAGAAATGTCAGAAGTACAACAAGAGGAAACACCTAATCCATACAACGCTAAGAAAGCTTGGCATACGCCAGACAAGCCTAGTATGGGAAGTGCAGACGGTTTATTTTACGAGCCACAGCAAGAACAGGCTACCCCTGAAGAGGCCCCTGTAGAACAAGAAGCTGAACCTCGAAAAAGAACTAACTATAAAAAGCGATACGATGATCTAAAGAAACATTATGATCAAAAGCTTTCTGAGTTTAAGCAAAAGGAAGAAGAACTTTTAGCTATGGCTCAGTCAGCACAACCTCGTTATGAACCGCCTAAGTCTGAAGAAGAGTTAGAAAGTTTTAAACAGGAGTATCCTGATTTGTATAACACTGTTGAGTCTGTAGCACATATGCAGAGTCAGCGGCAGGTTGCAGATCTTGAAGCACAACTACAGTCTATGCGGCAACGTGAGTCTGAAGTAATGCGACGAGAAGCTGAGACTACATTGAAGCAACGTCATCCAGACTTTGAAGACATCAGAGGGGATGAAGAGTTTCATTCGTGGGCTAAGGAGCAACCAGAGCAAATTCAGGATTGGGTATATAATAACCCAGATAATGTTGCTTTGGCTTCAAAAGCTATTGATCTGTACAAGTTGGAAAGAGGCATTACTCAAACAAAATCACAGCCCAGACAAAAACAACAGGGAAGTGCAGCAGACATGGTATCAACCAAAACAACTAACATTGATGCTGGACAACCTAAAATCTGGACTGAACGGGAAATCGCTGCTATGTCCCTAGATCAGTTTGATAGACACGAAGAAGAAATCAAGCAGGCAATGATAGAGGGTCGCGTAGTAGCATAATTAATTTGTGTTATTAGGAGAATATTAACATGGCTTTTAATGTAAGTGACCAATTTTTTGAACCGTCAACTGATACAGATGCAAACTTTGCGAATTCTGTATCAGGTCAGACTAATTCATTTTTCCTACCTAAAGTTTATTCCAAGCAGGTATTAAACTTTTTCCGTAAGGCTTCTGTAATTGAAGCAATCACTAACACGGACTATGCTGGTGAAATTGCAGCATTCGGTGATAGTGTTCGCATCATCAAAGAGCCTGAAATTACTGTTTATCAGTATGAGCGTGGTCAAGACGTAACTCAGACCAAGCTGACCGACCAAGAAGTAACTTTGGTTGTTGACACTGCAAACGCATTTAAGTTTATCGTAGATGACATTGAAACAAATATGTCTCACGTTAACTTCCGTGACGTTGCTACGTCTTCAGCAGCTTACTCTTTGCGCGATGCTTTTGACCAAGGCGTTCTAGCTTCTATGTTCGCTGGTGTATCTAGCTCTGGCCCTGACCATGTAATTGGTGCAGACGCTGCTGCTGGTACTGGCGGTGTAGCTGAAACCACTGCTTCCGTAGACCTTTTGGGTAGCGACGGCACTGGTGTAGACGCTATTGACCTGATGGCTCGTATGGCACGATTGCTGGACGATCAAAACATCCCTGAAGAAGGCCGATGGTTTGTAGCTCCTCCTTCGTTCTACGAAGAGCTATCACAGTCTGGATCTAAGTTACTGTCTGTAGACTTCAACGCTGGTCAAGGCTCTATCCGTAACGGTTTGGTAAGCTCTGGCAAGTTGCGTGGGTTTGATATGTACAAGTCCAACAACATTGCTGCTACCTCTACCGCTTCTGGTAAAGTAATGGCTGGTCATATGTCTTCTACGGCTACTGCTCAAACAATCACCAGCACTGAGGTTCTTCGTGACCCAGATAGCTTTGGTGACATTGTTCGTGGTTTGCACGTATACGGTGCTAAGGTACTTCGCCCCGAAGCGATGGTATCTGCATTCTACACTGTAGACTAAACAAGTTTGGGGGCTGCTTAGGTGGCCCCCTTTCTTCTCTTGGAGATTTTAATGCCTCAGATTGGATCAGAAAAAAACTCAGTAGTTCTTCGTAGCGGTCAACGCAACAAAGGGCGTACACTTGGAGTAACAGGAAGTTTTTATAAAACTGAAAACAAAGCAAAGTACGATTCAAACTGGGATAGAATCTTTGGCAAAAAACATCAAACAGAATTTGATATTGCTAGGGAAAAAAGTAAAACATTCTCAATGGAGCAAGACTAATGGATTATGGAAAAAAGAAGATGATGGGCGGCGGCTACAACATGATGATGGAAGAAGATAAAAAGAAGCCACGTACAGGCGCTGCTATGGGCCGCATGATGTATGGTCATGGCGGTAAAGCTTCCTCTGATATTTATGCAATGGAAGCTGCTTGCAACAAAATGGCAAAAAGAACAAAATAATGAAGGTAGAAGCACCTAAAGGCTATCACTGGATGAAGTCTGGTAAGTCTTATAAGCTTATGAAAGATCCTAAAGATGGGTACAAGGCTCACAAGGGCGCAAGTAAGTCAGCAAACTTTGAGGTTCAAAAGGTACATAAATAATGGCAACATATCTAGATCTGGCAAATGAACTCCTTCGAGAGATGAATGAAGTTGAACTTACCAGTTCTAGCTTTGCTTCTGCTGTGGGTATTCAACAGCATGTTAAAGATTCGATCAATAGAGCGTATCTTGATATTGTCAATGAAGAACCACAGTGGCCTTTTTTAGCTTTGAATCTTAGTGGTGAAACAGATCCAATGTACGGTAATGTCTATGTAGAGACAGTAGCAGGACAGCGTTGGTACAACTTAAAGCCTGCTAGTTCTTCATTAGTTACCGACTACGGCTATATAGATTGGGATAACTTTTATTTAACTACAGTGGGTGTGAGCGGAGAGACTGCTCCTTATGAGGCTCGTAACTTACGTTTTACTACTATTGAAGAATGGAAAGACTATCGACGTATTTCAGAAAACTTAGATGACGCAGATACGCAACAGTATGGCATACCGGATCGTGTAATTAAAAGTCCTGATAATCGTAAGTTTGGTCTTAGTGCTATACCAGATAAAGTATATCGTATTTGGTTTTATGCTTATACATTACCTACAGAGCTTTCAGCATTTGGAGACGAGACAGTATTTCCAAATACTTACAAGCCTGTACTACTGAACAGGGCTAGATATTATATTTATCAATTTAAAGAAAGCCCACAGTTTTCTGCATTTGCTCTTGAAGACTACAAGCGTGGTCTGCGTTTGATGAAGCTAAACTTAATGGAACCAACTCCGGGTTATTTCAAAGATGATCGCATGAGGTTTATCTAATGTCTCAACCGTTTGGTTTATCAGCAAAGGGTGGACTATACACTAGTCTTAACCAACTTGAAATGTTGGGTCAACCGGGGATTGCTTCTAAGTTAACAAACTTTGAAGTAGATACTGATGGCGGCTATCGTCGTATTAATGGGTTTAGTATATATGGAGGAGCTTCAGCAGTTAGACCTAATGGTTCTAATAAAGTATTAGGAATTAGGGGCTATGCTGATGGTGTAATTGTTTGTTCAGGTACTGGAATATTTTTTAGCACAGATGGTACTTCATGGATTTCTATAGCTAAGTCTGGAGTATCTGGTTTAGGAGATGACTACGCAACTTTTACAGGCCGTTCAGACTTAGTACGAACTGGTCAAAAACAAACTAGCTTTTCTTTATTTGAAGGTACTTTTGACTACGGTGAAGTTTTAATATGTGATGGAGCTAACAAGCCTTATTTCTTTAGAATGGAAGGCACAGGAGCTTTAACTACTAGAACTTTTTTTTCAGATGAAGTGACAGTAAGTAACACTGTTGCTCCTCGTTTTGGTACAATCCATGATGGACATTTTGTAGTTGATGGCGGTAGTAGTCACCCTAATACAATTTTTTACAGTTCTTTTAATGACCCAGATAATTTTACTGGTTCTGGAGCAGGCTCTATTGTACTTGAAGACAAAATAGTAGGATTAGCTAGTTTCCGTAGTGATCTTATTATTTTCTGTACTAATAGTATTTTTAAACTTTTAAATATAAATGATTCTTCTAGTATTGTTGTCGATCCTGTCACTAAAAACGTAGGCTGTATGGATGCACACAGCATTCAAGAAATTGCAGGTGATCTATTGTTCTTGAGTCCCGATGGACTTAGAACCGTTGCAGGTACGGTACGAATTGGTGACGTTGAGTTAGGAACTGTAAGTAGACCTATTCAACCTACAATTAAAAGTATTGCGGCTAACATTGACAACTTAGATATTACCAGTGCTGTTCTTAGAAGTAAATCACAATATAGATTATTCTACAATACAGACGGCACAGCTAATATTGCTGCCAAAGGTCTTATTGCTACACTGACTAATGAAGGATTTCAATACTCAGAAACTCAAGGTATTAAAGCTACGGCTTTGACATCAGATTTAGATTTAAATGGTATTGAACAAACTTGGCATGGAGATACCGATGGTTACATATACAACCATGATGAAGGTAACTCTTTTGATTATGGTGGTACTGCTTCTAATGTAACAGCAGCTTATCAAACACCTAACTTAGATTTTGGTGATGTAGGTACTAAAAAGACTATGCGCTATGTTCGCATTTCTATGAGTCCTGAAGGGGCTGTTCAACCTACACTACGTGTGCGTTATGATTATGAAGATCCTCAAATAGCGCAGCCTTTAGATTATGTATTAGACAGCATACCGCTGCCTAGTATTTTTGGATCAGGTGTATTTGGAGCTAATGTATTTGGCGCTTCTTCAGATCCTCTAATACGTCAAACAGTACAAGGCAGTGGACATACTGTAAGTTTTATTGTGACAAGTTCAGATCAACAATCGCCATATACAGTGAATGGTCTTTATATAGACTACACTCCATCAGGAAGGAGATAATAGATGGCTCAGAGCTATACCAGACAAAGTACGTTTGCTGATGGAGATACTATATCAGCATCATTATTTAATAATGAGTACAACCAATTAGTAAACTCTTTTGCTTATTCTTCTAGCAGTGCAGTAAATACAGGTCACAGACATGATGGCACTGCTGGACAAGGTGGTAATATTCCTAAGATTGGTGATCTTGACTTTCTTAACAAGATTGAAGTAGATAGCACTAACAATCGTTGGGGTTTTTATGTTGAAGTCTCTAGTGCAGCGGTTGAACAAATTCGTATTCAAGACGGTGCTATTGTTCCTGTTACTGACAATGACATTGACTTGGGAACATCTTCCCTTCAATTTAAAGATCTTTTTATTAATGGGACTGCCAACATTGATTCTTTGGTACTCTCAAGTGGCTCTACAGTAACAGCTATTCTTGATGAAGATGGCTTAACTTCTAATAGTGCTACATCTTTAGCCACGCAACAGTCTATCAAAGCTTATGTAGACGCGCAAGTAACAGCACAAGATTTAGACTTCAGTGCAGACTCTGGCGGTGCTTTGAGCATTGACCTAGACAGTGAGTCACTGACCTTTACAGGCGGTACAGGTATTGATACGTCTGGTTCAGGTAATGCAGTCACTTTTGCAATTGATAGTACTGTAGCAACTCTTACAGGATCTCAAACCCTTACTAACAAAACTTTAACAAGTCCAGATATAAATGGTGGTACTGTAGACGGCGCTACAATTGCTACGTCTGATATTACTGTAGGGACTGGTAAAACTTTAGATGTTTCAGCAGGTACTTTAACACTCGCAGACAATCAAATCTCTGGTGATAAAGTAGAGGGCGGT